ATGGATCTTGTCTTTGCGCCACGCCAGATCGAGCTCTGGCCGATCGAGAAGCTGCGCCCTTACGCCAAGAACGCAAAGATCCATGGCGAGGCGCAGGTTGCTAAGATCGCGGCCAGCATGGCCAAGTTCGGCTGGACGGTGCCGTGCCTGGTGGCCGACGATGGCGAGCTGATCGCCGGTCACGGGCGTGTGCTAGCCGCGGGTGCGCTGGGCCTGACCGAAGCCCCTGTCATCCGGCTTGGCCATCTCGATGAAGCGGAGCGGCGCGCTTATCGCATTGCCGACAACAAGCTTACCGAGCTTGGCGAATGGGACGAGGCTGTCCTGCGCGACGAAATTGCGGGTTTGCTGGCCGAAGACTTCGACCTCGATCTGTTGGGCTTCTCGGATGAGGATCTGGATGCTTTGCTACAGGATCCAGAGACGGTGGGCGATGATGGTGCGGTGGATGGCGAGGATGACATCCCAGAGCCTCCGGTCACCCCGGTGTCAGTGGCAGGCGACCTTTGGCAACTCGGGTCGCATCGGCTGATCTGCGGTGACAGCACCAGCGCCGATGTGGTTGGACGCGTTCTGGGCAGCGTCAAACCGCTACTGATGGTGACTGACCCACCCTACGGCGTGGAATACGATCCCTCTTGGCGCAATCAGGCTGGGGCCGCAAAGACCAAACGCACAGGCAAGGTCCTGAACGACGACCGCGCTGACTGGCGCGAGGCCTGGTCGCTGTTCCCGGGCGATGTGGCCTACATATGGCATGGCGCCCTGCACGCAGCGACTGTGGCCGACAGCTTGACCACCGCGGGCTTCGCCATCCGCTCCCAGATCATCTGGGCTAAGGATCGACTGGTGCTCAGCCGCGGCGATTACCACTGGCAACATGAGCCTTGCTGGTATGCCGTACGCGCCAAGGGCAAAGGCCATTGGGCTGGCGATCGCAAACAGACAACGCTCTGGCAAATCGCTAATAAAGACCAGGACGCCGAGACCGTGCACGGGACGCAAAAGCCCGTCGAATGTATGCGCCGCCCAATCTTGAACAACTCAAGCCCCGGCCAAGCAATCTATGAGCCCTTCATGGGATCGGGTACCACGCTCATCGCAGCGGAGACCGCTGGGCGCATTTGCTACGGCGCCGAGCTGAACCCGGTTTACGTCGATGTCGCCATTGAACGCTGGCAGGCCTTTACGGGCGAAGAGGCTGTTTTGGCAGACAGCGGGGAGAGTTTCGCAAGCCTCAAGTCCAAGCGGCTGACAGCGTGATGCAGTCGCGGCGCCAATCACTTATCGAGGCGATCACCAATGTCGTGGTGGGCTATGCGCTGGCCGTGCTGACGCAGATCATGGTGTTTCCGTGGTTCGGGCTGCAAGTCAGCCTAGGCGACAACCTCGCGATCGGCGCGATGTTCGTAATAATCTCGCTGCTGCGCAGCTATGCGCTACGCCGGCTGTTCGAGCGAGGGCGATGATGGGCTGGCTCAGGCAGCGTCCAATTTGTACACAGTGCCGCGCTCGGGATGTCTCTCGGAAGTAATTGGCAGTCCCAGCTTCTTCTTGAGCGCACCAGAGATTGCACCTCTCGCCGTATGAGGTTGCCAAGATGTCGCCTCAACAATCTCGGTGATCGAGGCACCTTCGGGTCGTTGCAGCATGTCGATCAACAGGGCCTGCTTGGTACCTTGCCGGATAGCAACCAGTTTAGGGCCTTCGTTTGCCTCTGCGGCCGCTTCTGAAGATTTAGCCGCCGGTCGAGCCTTACGGATGTTGCTGACCGTGCTCACGACGACCGGTTCGATGCCGATAGCTTCAAGCCCGGCCTCAGTTGCAATCAAGGTCGTGCCATGACCATCGTCGGTCTCGCGCCAGAGCGGCTCTTTGCGGCGGAGATTGGCGTCGACCTCTTCGAGCCAGCCGCGCTCGATCATTTTGCCAACAGTCATCTTGGCCGCAGCGCCAGCCAACCCCTTAGGCAGCGGCATGGCCAAGTTGCCAGGGCGGGATGCGGCACGTGTGAGAATAATGGTTTGTGTCTCGGTGAGTTTGGGCATCGTTTGCTCCTTTTCAAAATGTCTCGTGAAACTGGTTAGTCGGAATCGTCCATCGCGGCCGTCACGGCGAAATGCTGCACCCAACCGGTCAGATACGGCAGCCCTGCAGGAATTCCGTCTTTCCGCTGGGTCTCCGCGCTGATGGTCCAGGCCTGCCATTTCTCGATGGCTTTAATGATCGCTGTTTCATTGTTTATGGTGCGGCCTTGCAGCGCCTCAATCACATCATCGGCAAAGTGCCGTCCCATGGAGCTGTCCAAGAAATCTCTGATGCCCCGCATCTCATCTTCGGTACCGGCACCTGTCGCCAAACCGATAAAGGCGCAGGTCACCGTCCAGATCCGATCCGTCGGCCTGTCCCGCAACGCGCAGGTGCTCATCTGCCCGTAAAACCCGTGAGCCTCGTTTTGACTGGGCAGAACGAGCTCGGTCATTGCTCTGCCTCCGCTTCCGCCCACGCGCCGTCGTGCCAGACATACAAATGGCCAAAGGCGCGGGTTGGTCGCGGCAAGACTCGCGGCGTCCGCGGCGGATCAAAACAGTCCAGCGCGTCGGCGCTGATTTGCCGGATCTCGCAGGCGGCAAGGATGTCCTCGGGCGTCCAAGCGTGAAGTGCTGCCAGCATGTGCTCGGGGTAGCCGTCGTAGTGGACGTAGACGTGCGCCCATTCTTCGGGTCCGGTCTGTATGGCAATCTGTGCGCGGGTGCTCATGAGCTCTCTCCAATCAGGCTGTTTGCTTGATGTGAGAGTCGCTCGACACGGAAGTCTAATCAACTCAAATAGACGTATTTATCCGTTTAATAACAATGCTCTGAGGCTTTGGAACAGGTCATGGAAGGACTATCTGAACGCGCCTACGCCGAACACGCCGGGATCTCCCGCGGGGCCGTGCAAAAAGCCCGTAAAACTGGCCGCCTGGCGCTTTTCGCCGATGGGTCAATCAACGCCGCAGCGTCCGATGCACGGCTTGGGGCGGCAACCGACCCGGATCAACAGATGCGGGCCCGAGGCGGGCTTGGTGCAACTGGTGACGGGCCATCGGCCTCGGGCACAGGCGATAGCACATCCTACATAAAGGCTCGGACGGCGCTCACGGTCTACCAAGCCCAAGAGCGGCAACTGTCGATTCAAAAAAAGAAGGGCGTGCTGGTCGATCGCGCGCGAGCCGAGACGTTGGTGTTTCGTCTGGCCCGGCAGGAGCGGGATCTTTGGGTCACCTGGCCCACACGCGTGGCGGCCCTCATGGCTGCGCAATTGTCCGCAGAGATGGAGACAGCATCCGGCAAGGCCGTAACAATCGAGACCGCGATCCTGCAAAGGGTGCTAGAAACCCATGTCCGAGAGCAGCTCGACGCCCTGGCCAACCTCAGGGTCTCGCTTGAATGATGAGGAGAATATATCTGATCTAACTGAAGACTTCGATCTCGCCTTTGACGGCGCCGAGGATATCCTGCGCGCATGGCGCCGTGGAATGCGGCCCGACCCTGACCTCACAGTCTCCGAATGGGCCGACACCCATCGCAAGCTGTCCTCGCGGGCCTCGGCTGAACCCGGGCAATATCGAACCGCGCGAACGCCATACCTACGCGCCATTATGGATGCTCTGTCGCCGAACCATCCGGCACAGCGGATCAGCTTCATGAAAGCCGCACAGGTCGGTGCGACCGAGGCTGGCAATAACTGGATCGGCTTTGTGATCCATCACGCACCGGGACCGATGCTGGCGGTGCTGCCCACGGTGGAGATGGCCAAGCGCACCTCGCGGGGCCGCATCGATCCGCTGATTGAGGACAGTCCCGCGCTGAAAGAACGGGTCCAGCCGGCGCGGTCTAGGGATGCAGGCAATTCGATGCTGTCCAAGGAGTTCCCGGGCGGTATTCTGGTCCTGACGGGGGCGAACAGCGCGACCGGTCTGCGGTCGATGCCAGCACGTTACGTGTTTCTGGATGAGGTCGATGCCTATCCAGCTTCGGCTGACGAGGAAGGCGACCCGGTCAGTTTGGCCGAGGCGCGGACCACCACCTTCGCCCATCGGCGCAAAGTGTTCATGGTCTCGACGCCAACGATCCGGGGGCTCTCTCGCATCGAGCGGGAGTTTGAGGCCAGTGACCAGCGACGCTACTTCGTGCCCTGCCCACAGTGCGGCCATATGCAATGGCTGCAATTCGAGCGGCTGCGCTGGGACAAGGGGAAACCAGAGACGGCAGCCTATGCTTGTGAAGGCTGTGAATCTTCAATTACGGAGCATCACAAGACAGATATGTTGGCGCGTGGGGAATGGCGCGCGACGGCCGTAAGTGCCGATCCGAACGCGATCGGCTTTCACCTCTCGGCGCTCTATTCGCCGATTGGCTGGAAGAGCTGGGAGCAAATTGCGCGGGACTGGCTGGCGGCACAGGGCTCGGACGAGATGCTGCGCGCCGCGCGGAACACACTCCTCGGTGAGACTTGGGTTGAAAGCGGCGACGCGCCGGAATGGCAGCGGCTGGCAGATCAGCGTGAGGCCTATGCTGCGCAGATCCCCCTCGGCGGGCTGTTCCTCACCGCCGGGGCGGACGTGCAAAAGGACCGCATCGAGGTCGATGTCTGGGCTTGGGGCCGCGGCCTCGAGAGTTGGCTGGTTGACCACATCGTCATTCAGGGCGGGCCTGGAGATCCTGCCTGCTGGCAGGCGTTAACGGACCTGCTTGGCCAGACTTGGGTGCATGAGAACGGTGCCGTGATGCCACTGGCCAAGCTGGCGATCGACACCGGGTATGAAACCTCTGCCGTCTATGCCTGGGCGCGGGCCCAAGGCATTGCGCAGGTTGCACCAGTGAAAGGTTTGCAGGGGTTCAACCGCGCGACGCCGGTGTCGGGCCCAACCTTTGTCGACGCCACTGTGAATGGGCGGAAGCTTAAACGTGGTGCCCGGCTCTGGACGGTGGCCACCGCCACGTTCAAAGCCGAGACCTATCGGTATCTGCGCCTTGAGCGGCCATTGGATGAGGATCGTACCTCGGGCGCACCAAACCCGGCGGGGATGATCCACCTACCGGACTGGGCAGACAGCGAATGGCTCAAGCAGCTCGTGGCCGAGCAATTGGTGACGATCCGCAACAAGCGCGGCTATGCCCGCCAGGAATGGCAGAAGATGCGCGAGAGAAACGAGGCGCTCGACACACGGATCTATGCGCGGGCCGCCGCCTGGATCCTCGGCGCCGACCGTTTTGACGAGCGGATGTGGCGCAAATTGGAAAAACAGGCAGGCGTGAAAACGGCTGTCAACTCGCAAACTGCCGAGCCCGAGACATCGAAAGAACCACAGGCCGGGCGGATCGCATCGCCCCGGCGGCGTGGCTGGAAGATCAGCACGCCAAAATACATGGAATGATGAATGAACCTCGACGAGTTGAAGCTCCGCCACGACGCGCTGTTGGCCGCGCGCTATAGCGGCACCCGGTCTGTCAGCTATGACGGCAAGACCGTCAATTACGGGACTGATGCCGAGCTGGCGGCTGCGATCGGTGATGTTGAACGGCGCATCGCCAAGCTCGAGCGCGGCGCTGGGCGAGTGCAGCGCCCCTTTGCCGTGAAGGATCTGTAATGAACTGGCGACAGCGCTTGGGCGCCTTTATCGGGGGCTTCGATGCAGGCCAGCACCACCGACGTCTACGCGGTTTCCAAGCAACGCACGCGCATGTCAACGCGCTGATCGCTGCCTCGGGACCAGACATCACCGCCCGTGCCCGCTGGCTTGTCCGCAACAATGGCTATGCTGTGAACGCCGTCGAAAGCTGGGCGGCCAATACCGTGGGCGACGGGATCAAGCCGATCTCGAAACTGGCCGACGCTGCTCGCAAAGAAGAACTTCAGCGGTTGTGGCTCGCTTGGACTGATGAAGCCGATGCCGAGGGGCTGACAGATTTCTACGGGTTGCAGCGCCGAGCGGCGCGTGAAGTGTTCCTCGCAGGTGAAGTCTTCATTCGGATCAGGCACCGGCGGGTCGAAGATGGGCTGACGGTGCCGCTCCAACTGCAGATGTTGCCTTCGGAAATGATGCCACTGCACGAGACCGGCGTTGCGCGGAACGGCAACGCAATACGGCAGGGGATCGAGTTCGATCGCATCGGCCGGCGTGTGGCCTATCACTTCTTCCGCCGCCATCCAGGCGACAGCACCGATCCCGGGCTATCGGGCGAAACCGTTCGCGTTCCCGCCTCAGAGGTGATCCATGTGATCGACCCAGTTGAGGGGGGTCAGCTCCGCGGCGTGTCGAAACTAGCGCCAGCGATCGTGAAGCTATTCCTGCTCGATCAATACGACGACGCCGAGCTTGACCGGAAAAAGGTCGCGGCAATGTATGCGATGTTCGTCACATCACCCGCGCCGGAAAACCCGCTTGCCCCCTTGGACGACGAGGAGATGCCCGCAGGTGTGGAGATCAGCCCAGGCCAGATCGTGAGGCTCGATCCAGGCGAGGATGTGACCGTTGGCCAGCCGGCAGACAGCGGCGCGACCTACGAGCCGTTCCAGTATCGGACGCTACTGCAGATCTCAGCCGCGCTTGGGATCCCCTATCCCTACCTCGCCAATGACATGGTGAAGGGGAATTTTTCGAACTCGCGCCTTGCGTTGATCGAATTCCGCCGCCGGGTTTCGGCCTGGCAGCATTCGGTGATGGTCTATCAGCTCTGTCGGCCGGTCTATGCGCGCTGGCTGGATCTGGCCGTGCTCTCCGGAGCGCTGTCCCTGCCCGGCTATGAAGCCGAGCGCCCGCGCATGCTGGCGGCCGATTGGCTCCCGACGAAATGGGACTGGGTCGATCCGCTGAAAGACGCCAATGCTGAGATCGCCCAGATCGAGGCCGGGCTCAAATCCCGGACCCAGGCTATCGCCGAGCGGGGCTATGACGCCGAGCAGGTCGATCGGGAGGTTGCCGCGGAGCGCGCACGCGAACGTGCGCTGGGTCTCGACTTCCGGCGGCCTGGCTCCCCCGCGCAAGGTGTACAGGCGGACCCGATCGAAGACGATGGGGCTGGACCAAACAATGAGACTGATGACGCAGAAAACAGCCCGCGTCCTGACGAGGACCAACCCTGATGCTCCACGCCCGCATTGCCGCACGCGCCTTCAACACACCGCTCCTAGTAGAACCCTCTAAGGCCATGGCGTTTCTATCAGGGCTTGGACCGCGCATTCTCGGACGGCAGGTTGAGTTGACGGAACAGGATGGCTGGCAGGAGGTCGCGAAGCCCCTGCCTGTCCGCGCTAGCGTTCTCGCGGGTGGCCTCAGTGAGAGACTTCGCCAGCATGGGGATGCGCCCTACCCGATTGTCGACGGCATCGCAGTGATCGAGATCGCCGGCGTGCTCATCCATCGCGGCGGCTGGATCGGGCAATCCTCTGGCCAAACCAGTTATGAGGGGATCGCGGCACAAATTGAAGCAGCCGCGCACGATCCATCCGTGCGCGCTGTGGCGCTTGAGATCGACAGCTTCGGCGGAGAGGTGGCAGGCGTCTTCGACCTGGCTGACCAGATCCGCGCCCTACGTCGTAACAAACCCGTTTGGGCTTTCGTCGCCGAACACGCTTTCTCCGCAGGCTATGCGCTGGCCTCACAGGCCGACCGCATCCTGCTACCGCGCACCGGTGCCGTCGGCAGTATCGGCGTGGTAGTGATGCATGCCGATCTCAGCGGCCAGTTGGATCAGGATGGCGTACAGGTGACGATGATCCATTCTGGCAACCATAAAGTTGATGCCAACCCTTATGAACCGCTGCCCGAGCACGTACGTGACAACATCCAGCGAGAGATCGATGTTTTGCGATCTCTCTTTGCTGAGACCGTCGCAGTAGGCCGCGCTGGGCGGTTGAACCAAGAAGCTGCGCTGGCGACTGAGGCCGCGACATATCGCGGGACTGATGCCATCGCCGCGGGCCTCGCCGATGAGGTCATCGATCTTACACGCGGCTTTGCCCGCTTCCGCGAGAGCCTATCCGCCCCATCGCCCACCGCGAGGTTACCCCGCGCAACCCAACCCCAACCAAAGGAGGCTGCAATGAGCCCCAGAACAGATACCACAGAGGCAAAAACTGAGGCCGCTGACACCAAAGACACCGTCCTGGAGGGCGTGAGTGGAGAAAAGGCACAGGCAGATGTGGACCAAGATAATCCCACGCCCTTGGTTGCTACAGCACCTGCCCCCTCCACTTCAGAGGCGCTTGCCCCAGCGGCAGCACAACCCAGCAATCTGGCAGAGCTTGCCGCGCAACTTCGCGAGTCAGCAGCAGAAATCGCCGAAATCGCAGCCCAAGCCGGCCGCCTCGGCATCGCGATCGATGCTGCGAAAGCACTCCGCGAGGGCACAGCGCCAGAAGCCCTCCGCAAACTAGTCCTTCAGCGCGCATCAGCCGCCGCGGATGCACGCGACATCGTAGCTGCCCCACCTTCGCCTGTGCTGCCCAAATCCACGGAAAGCCCGATAGTGGCTGCAGCAAAGAAAACTGCCTCGGCGGGTCGCTAAGTCTGAGTACCCTCCCGCTCATTGCAAACCGCCCACCTGATCCCCCGTCGCCCCTCCCCGGCGGGGGATTTTTTAATCCCCCTCAACCTTCTGGAGATGCCCCATGTCCGTGCTGACCCAACCGCCCACCATGGGCGATGTCCTCAAATACGAACTGAACCCCAACTTTACCCGCGAGACCGTGACGTTGCTGGCCGGCACCAGCTACCCGGTTGGCGCTGTGCTCGGCCGCATCACCGCAAGCGGCAAGATGAAGCTTAGTACCGCCACCGGCAGCGATGGTGCGCAGAACGCGACCGCTGTTCTACTTTACGACGTCGACGCGACAGCGGCCGATGCGACCGGCATCGTGGTCCAGCGCGGCCCCGCCATCGTCTCAAAAGCCGCGCTCGTGTTCGACGCCAGTGTCGATGACCCAGCCAAGACGGCGGTCAAGCACGCCCAGCTATCAGCCCTCGGCATCCTCCCGCGCGAGCCCGCCTGATCCGGCGGACCGCCCGTTCCCCTCGTCGCGCATTCGCGCGTTAGCCCTCATTTCCCGGAGTTCCCCATGACCATCACACGCAACCCGTTTGACGCGGGCGGCTATTCGCTCGCCGAAATGACGCAGGCCATCAACATCCTGCCGAACCTCTACACCCGCCTCGGCCAGATCGGCCTCTTCCGCTTTGAAGGCGTCACTCAACGCTCAGTCGTCATTGAGCAGCGCGAAGGCGTCCTTAGTCTCTTGCCCTCGGTCCCGCTGGGCGCGCCGGCCACCGTCGGAACCCGCGAACAACGCTCGATGCGCAGCTTCGCTCTGCCGTGGATCCCCCATGACGATGTGATCCTGCCGGCCGACATTCAGGGCATGCCCGCGTTAGGCGTCTCGGATGCCTCCGATCCCTTGGTCGAGGTTATGAACCGAAAGCTGACGCTGATGCGCCGCAAGCATGCCCAGACCCGCGAATACATGGAGATGAACGCGCTGCGCGGCATCGTAAAGGACGGCGCAGGCACAACCCTCTACAACTACTTTGGCGAATTCGGGATCGAACAGATCTCGGTCGACTTCGTCTTTGGCACCGCCGGCACCAACGTCCAGGGCAAGGTCCGAACGGTTCTGCGCGGGATCGAGGACAACCTGCTTGGCGAGACCATGACCACGGCGCATGCGTTGGTGAGCTCGGAGTTTTTCGACAAGCTGATCAGCCACCCGAAGACTGAAGAGGCCTATAAGTTCTTCTCGGCAACCGGCGGCCAGCCCCTGCGCGAGGACATGCGTCGCGCCTTCCCCTTCGCGGGCATCCTCTTCGAGGAGTACAACGGCTCGGTCACCCTCTCAAACGGCACGTCGGAACGCCTGATCCCCGCGGGCGAAGGAATCGCCTTCCCCCTTGGGACCTTTGACACTTTTACCACTTATGGCGGCCCGGCGAACCTTCTGGAAACCGCCAACACTGTAGGCTTACCGCTTTACGCACGCCAGATGATGGACACCAAGGGGCGCTGGATCGATCTCATGACTGAGGGTTCCATCCTACCGGTGAATAAACGGCCCCGGCTCGCCATTCGTCTCTTCAGCTCGAACTGAGGCATGGGAGCGGTGACAGCGTTTGCCGGGGCCCTTGATCTGCTCTTTGCTGATCGCAACCTTGCCCAAGAGGCGTGGCATCGCGACGGCGAAGGGCAGTTCACACGGGTCCGCATCATCATGCGCCGTAATGATGATGTGACCACGTTCGGGGCCGCGCGCCTGGTCTCCGAGACACTACGATTTGATGTGCGCGTCCGTGAGCTCCCCGCGCCCCTCCCGGATGAGCAGATCCTTTTGGGCGAGGAAACCTTCCTGATCCAAGGAGAGCCGATCCGTGATCGCGAGCGGCTGATCTGGACCATAGAGGCAACGCCTGCATGAAACTCGACCTCTCCGTCGCGGGCGACATCGTAGCGTCCATGCAAGCCGAGATCCTTGCTGGTGAAAAGGCCGTGACCAAAGCCATGAAGGTGGCTGGGAGCAACCTAAAGTCAGACTGGCGCGCACAGGTCACGCGGGCTGGCCTGGGCCGACGCCTCGCGAATTCAATCCGGAGCAAAACCTACCCAAAATCTGGCGAAAGCCTAAAAGCGGCGGCGCTGGTCTGGTCGAATGCACCCCAGATCATTGGGGCGCATGACACCGGACCCTTGATCCGATCGAAGGACGGGTTCTGGCTGGCCATCCCCACGCCCGCGGCCGGTAAGGGCGCGCGCGGTAAGGCGCTCACGCCAGACGCATGGGAGCGGCGGCGCGGACTGCGTCTGCGGTTTGTCTATCGGCGCAGGGGGCCAAGCTTGCTGGTGGCAGATGGGCGGCTGAACAGCCGTGGGCTGGGCGTGGCGTCTCGGTCCAAAACGGGCCGTGGGCGGAGCACGGTGCCAATCTTTCTGCTGGTGCCGCAGGTGCAGCTCTCGAAAAGGCTCAATCTGGCGCGCGAAGCAGATCGTGCGCAGGCAGCGATACCGGAGTTGATTGTTGCAAACTGGGTTGAGGCAAAACTATGAGTGCGCGCGAAACCATCCTAACCGCCTTGGCGGACCTGCTCGCGACGATCCCGCATGTGCCCGTTCTGCGCGGGGAAGTCCTGCCAGAACGCATCCCGCCCGCAGGTTTGATGATCCTGCGTGATGGCAGTTCAGGTGAGTTCGGCATGACGCTGTCGCCGCTGATGTATCATTACCAGCACCGCGCCGAACTTGAGGTGATCGTGCAATCGGCTACAGATCGAGACGCCATCTTCGACGCACTTGTCGCTCAGATCGGCGCCGTCATAGTCGCAGATAGGACGTTACGGGGCCGCTGCGACTGGGTTGAGGCTGAGGCGCCTGAGCCTGTTGATCTTGCCGTCGAGGGCGCTGCAAGTCTAAAGGCCGCAATCATACCTGTGGTGCTTCACTACGCGACAGCTGATCCGCTGACTTAAAGCTTGAAGGTGTCGGCGTTGACCCGGGAATAGCCACCTTCCACATGCGCGCCAGAGGCGATGTCCAATTGGTCGTAGGCAACATTGGCCATAACACGCCCACCCGTTTTAATGCTGACTTTCAAAGCGTTCACTTCGCCCTGTAATTGGCCTTCGATCGTGAGCTGGCGAGCGCGAACATTGCCTTTGACGCGCGCCGTTGTGGTCAAAACCAGAGCATCAGCGGTAAGATCGCCTGTCAGCTGGCCGCCGAACTCGAGAATACCATCCGAGGCAATATTGCCTTCGATGCGCAAATCTTCTGCAAAAACGGATCGTTTGCGTTCTGACGGAGTGGCGCCACCGGAAGGCGATTGTGCTTTGAGATCAGCCATGAGGGCATTCCTTTAAGTTACGTTAAGGCAGCTAGAGTTCTGCGACCGGGGGCGTCAAGCCTTGCGCGTTTTTTAATCTTCCCAATTTGAGGAGAAAATACCATGGCACGAGCCCAAGGGGCGCGGGCGCAAATGGCGCTTGCGTTCGAGACGACATACGGCACGCCGCCTGCGAGCGGCTACACCAAGATGCCCTTTGCCAGCACGACGCTGGGAGCCGAGCAACCGCTGCAGACCTCAGAACTCTTGGGGTATGGCCGCGACCCACAGGCACCGATCAAGGATGCGGTGACAGCAGATGGAGACGTGGTGATCCCGATCGATGCGGATGCCTTTGGCTTCTGGCTACAGGCCGCTTTTGGCACACCCACCACAACGGGTGCCGATGCCCCCTACACACACGAGTTCCTCTCTGGAAACTGGTCCCTGCCGAGTTTCTCGGTCGAGACCGGCATGCCAGAGGTGCCGCGCTTTGCGATGTATTCCGGCTGTATGGTCGACAGCCTGAACTGGCAGATGGCGCGATCGGGTCTGCTGACGGCTACCGCGAGCATTGTGGCCCAGGGCGAGGAGATCGCCACCAGCACATCCGTTGGGACGCCTGCCACTATCGCGCTGAAACGCTTCGGCCATTTCAACGGGGCGATCATGCGAAATGGGGCCAACATCGGTAACGTTGTCTCCGCCGACCTGACCTACGCCAACAACCTCGATCGGATTGAGACGATCCGGGCTGATGGCAAGATCGATGGCGCTGATCCATCTATTGCTGCACTGACTGGCAATGTCGTCGTGCGGTTCGCCGATCAGACGCTGGTGACGCAAGCGATCAATGGCGAGGCCTGCGAGCTCGAATTCTCTTACACGCTGCCCACCGGCGAGAGCCTGACGCTTACGGCCCATGCCGTTTACCTGCCGCGTCCCCGGATTGAAATCTCCGGTCCCCAAGGTGTGCAGGCGACCTTTGACTGGCAGGCGGCGAGTGACCCGCTAGTGGGCCGCATGTGTACCGTCACCCTAACCAACTACCGCGAGGATTACTGATGCTACGATTGCACCTGTCCACTGAGTCGCAGTGGCTTGATCTTGGCCATGGCGTACGGCTGCTTGTCGAACCGCTGACCACGGCCATCATGCTGGCCGCGCGCAGCGATCCGACGATTGTAGCGGCAGCCGGTGATGCTGAAAGCAGCGCTACTAACGATAACCTCGCCCGCATTGTGGCCAAGGCCGTCGCGCGCATCGTCGTGAAAGACTGGGAGGGTGTGGGCGATGAGGAAGAAAAACCACTGCCGCTGACGCCTGAGGGTATTGATGCCCTTCTTGAACTCTGGCCGATCTTTGAGGCGTTCCAGACCCGCTACATCGCAGGCGCGCTCATCCTGGACGCGGAAAAAAACGCCTGACCGCTCTCGCCGACTGGGAATTCGGCGGGGGCGGTGACTATTGCGCGGCGTGCAGCTCTATGTGCGCGGAATGCCCACGGACCCAGCACAAACCTCTCACTTTGGAAGGCTGGCAGGTCTGGGATCTCGTACAGCGCCTCGGCGGACAGGTGCGCGTCGTAGGCGGCATGAGTGGCGGCGCTATCCTCGGCTGGGACATGGGCGCTGCCCTGCAACTTGGCGCAGCCCTCGGGCTTTCGCCCCTCACTATCGCAGAACTGCTGCCGCCCATTGAGGTGGTGATGGTGCGCAAGACAAACGAAGAGATCGAACACCGTCATGGCTGAGAAAAAGGTATCCGTCCGCCTCTCTGCAACCGGCGGACGCCAAGTGCGCGCCGAGTTGGAAGGCGTCGGTGTCGCCGGGTCTCGTGGCATGGGACGTCTGAGCCATGAGCTGGATCAGGCTAATGCGCGTATGGCAGCCTTCGCGCGCCGGACCCAGATTGCGGCGACTGCTGCCGCCACGGCGCTCGCTGCTGCTGTTGTCGCGATGACCCGCTCGACCGTTGCAGCCGCCAACGAGATCGACCAGCTCTCCCAGGTTGCCAACGCCAACCCCGAGGTGTTCCAGCGCTGGTCTGCAGCCTCGGCCACAGTGGGGGTCGAGCAAGAGAAGCTGGCCGATATCCTGAAAGATGTGAACGACCGCGTCGGCGACTTCCTGCAGACGGGTGGTGGTCCGATGGCGGACTTCTTTGAGAACATCGCGCCACGTGTGGGCGTGACGGCTGATCAGTTTGCGCGTCTCTCGGGACCGGAAGCGCTGCAGCTCTATGTCGACAGCCTCGAGCGCGCGGGCGTCAGCCAACAGGAGATGACGTTCTATCTTGAGGCCATGGCCTCGGACACGACACGGCTTATCCCGCTGCTGCAAAACGGCGGGGCGGAGATGACGCGGCTTGGCGCGCAGGCGCAAGCCCTCGGCGCTGTCCTCGATGCAGATGCCATCGCGGCCATGCGCCGCTCGGAACTCGCGCTGGTCAGCATCGGCCAGGTCTTCACCGGGGTGCGCAACCGGATTGCCGTGGCCCTCGCCCCGTCGCTGGAGGCAGTGGCCAATGCCTTCGTGGTGCTGGCGTCCAACACCAGCCCGATCAGCCGAGCCTTTGATGCGGTGCTGGCCAACCTTGATCGGCTCGCGATTTACGCAGGCACCTTCGCCACGTTCCTCGCTGGTCGCTGGGTGGCCGCGATGGCCGTCGCGGCGCTCTCGGTCCGCGGGCTTGCCACCACGCTGGTGGTCCTGAAGGGCGCCTTGATCCGCACCGGCATTGGCGCGTTGATTGTTGGCGCAGGCGAGTTGGTTTATTGGTTCACCCGGTTGGCCTCCGGCGCAGGTGGCTTCGGTAAGGCCATGCAGCTTTTGAAAGATGTCGCTGTCGAGGTCTGGGAGCGGATCAAGATGGGGGCCAACGCGGCCGGGTCGCGTGCGACGGCCATGTTTTATGATCTCAAAGCCGATGCCGCGATCGGTATGGCAGGGGCCATCGAGAGCGTCGTGGCTTTTGGCAACACCACCGCCAACACCTTCGAGGGCGCGCTTTTGGCCGCGCGCGAGATATGGGCGCGCCTGCCGGATGTGATCGGTGATCTGGTCTTCTCGGCGGCAAACCGCATGCTCGACGGGATCGAGGCCATGCTGAACGGCGCAATCCGGAGGATTGATGCCTTTACGGGGCGCATTCGCGATGCACTGGCGGCTGTCGGCATTGAGACCACCTTCGGTCAGATCGGCGAGATTAATCTCGGTGACATCCCCAACCCCTTCGCAGGCGCCTCCGCAGATGCCGGAACGGCTGCGGCAGATGCCTTTCGCCGAGCCTTCGAGGATAACCCGCTCACTGTTCCCGACCTTGGGCTTGACGCAATCGCCGCCGAGGCGCTGGCCACCGCAAACACCTACCGACAGGCGGCTAGCGATCTTGCGGGTGGCGCGACAGCGCCACTCACCTCCTGGGGCGCGCTCCGCGACGCCGTTGCGGGCACCGGCGAAGAGGGCGCTGCGGCGCTGGATGAGGCCACAGTTTCTGCAGATCGACTGTCGGAGGCCATGGGGCGCGCGGGAGGCACCGCGGGGAGTGCCGGGAATCGGATCACCACCGGGTGGCGCGCCGTGTCGGAGTCCCTTCAAGCCTACGCCACCGACGCGCTGAACTGGGGCAAAGGCCTCGGGGAAACTTTGGCTGGCGCCTTCAGCGGTGCGGAAAGCGCTTTCCGGAGCTTCGTCGAGACCGGCAAGTTTGACTTCAAAGGCCTCGTGCGCTCGATCCTGGCGGACCTTGCGGTTCTGTCGTTCAAACGGGCTGTATTGGGGCCCATCGCCTCGGCACTCTCAGGTATCTTTGGCGGCGGCGGATCAGTTGCGGCGGCTGTCTCGCATGCAGGCGGCATTGTCGGACTGTCGGGACACAGTCGCTCGGTACCTGCCCTGGCTTTCGCGGCGGCGCCCCGGATGCATTCCGGCGGTTGGGCGGGCCTTCGGCCAGATGAAGTTCCCACGATCCTGCAACGCGGGGAACGGGTGCTCAACCGGCACGAAGCAGCTAACTACGGCCGGGGCGGCAGCACTGGCGCGGGCGTCACCGTGAACATCGACGCGCGAGGTGCGCAGATGGGCGTGGCCGAACAGATCGACGCAAGATTGCGGGCCGCTATGCCAGAGATCGCCCGCATAGCGAAAGAAAGCGTTGCCGATGGCCGACGCCGGGGTCAGGTGATCTGAAATCATGGCTATTCCTGTCTTGCCCATAACGCTCGTGTCCTCGCTCGAGCGGCGGCTGGTAACATCTGTTGCCGAGGCCCGCTCGCCCTTCACCGGCACGTCCCAGATCCAGGACTGGGGTGCGTCGTGGTGGGAATACCAGATCGAGATGGCGGTGACCCAAGGGGCCAAGGCGCGGCGGCTCTCGGCTTTCTTTGCGGCTCTTGGTGGATTGCGCGGCCGGTTCCTCTTCCCCGATCCCTCGATCGAGGTGCCGGTGGCGGCGGGCAATCCTTACGTGACCGAGGTGCAAGCTGCGGGAGCCTCCACCTTGCGCACGGCAGGTTGGGGGCTTGGTCTGCGCGCAGGGGATTTCTTCCAGCTGGGCAGTGATGCCACCACGCGGCTTTATCAGTTGACGGCGGATGTGACGCCCTTGGGCAGCGAGGCGACGCTCGCCTTCGTGCCACCGCTCCGGGCTTCCTTGCCGGTTGGCACGCTCCTTGGCCTTAATACCCCGTCTGTCCTGTTGCGGCTTACGGCTCCGGTCCCGTCCGTTATCGGCCGGGCGGATCAGTACCGCTTCACGATCTCCGCCCGCGAAGCCCTTTAACCAGCGAGGCCCTCTGATGAGCCGGGATCTTACCGTCGCTTTTGCCACTGCACTGGCGGATCAAAGCCTCAGGCCGGCCCTCTTTTTTGAGGGCCAGTTCGCCACGGGCTGGGTCCGCATCTGGTCGGGGCTGGGAGAGGTGAGTTGGAACGGGGAGACTTGGGCGGGAGCTGGGTCACTCCTGGGCCTCGGGGCGATTGACGAAACCGGGGAGGTCGTGGCGGGCGGCACGGCCGTTTCGCTGTCCGGCGTGCCGCTGGATCTTGTGCAAATGGCCATTGAAGAAGCACGCCAGGGCCTGCCAGGTCGCATCTGGCTGGGACTGCTCGGTGAGGACGGAAGCATCATTGCCGATCCGGTTCAGGCTTTCTCGGGTCGCCTTGATGTACCCGAAATCAAGGATGACGCGGACACCTGCACGATCACGATCAGCTATGAAAGCCGTCTCATTGATCTCACCGTGGCGCGGACCTGGCGCTACACACACGAAAGCCAGCAGGTGCTGTTCCCGGGCGATCTTGGGTTTGAATATGTCACGGCGATCCAGGATCGTGAGATTACTTGGGGGCGAGGATGATGCTCCCCCGCGCCCCACACTGGGAACGCCTTCTCGCCGCAGCCATCGATACGGCAGGAGCTAAGCCTTTCGTCTGGGGCGTCCACGATTGTCCGACCTTTGCTTTCGAGACGCGCATGATCCTGACCGGTGGCGACGACATCGCAGCTCTCTGGCGGGGTCGCTATACCACGGCACTCGGCGGCGCGCGTGTCATGCGCCGCTTGGGCTGGGCCTCGCTAGAGGAGATGGGTCGTGCGCTCTTGGGTGAGCCTCGCCCAGCGGTGCTCCTTGCTGGGCGCGGCGACATCGTTCTGTCTGACACTGGTCTAGGCTTCGGCATTTGCACTGGGGCCACAGCAGCTGGCATGGCGCCCGAAGGCCTCGTGACCGTACCGCTGACCTCCTGCCAGCTTGCCTGGCCCATCTGACCTCGGAATCGTCTCATGCCCTTCATCGCGACAGCCGTTACCGCAGTTGCGGGGGCGATCAGTGCAACCCTGGCTGCAGGCGGCATTGGGGCCGCTCTTTTGCGGATCGGCGGGACGCTGCTTCTCTCCTATGCGGCGCAGGCATTGATGCCGAAACCGCAAACCACAATGCAGCCGCGGACGGTGACGATCCGCGAGCCCGTGGTGCCGCGCGACCTCGTCTACGGCCGCACTCGCAAGGGCGGGGTCATCGTCTTCCTGCACTCCTCAGGATCAGACAACACGTTCCTCGATATGGGGATCGTGCTGGCCACGCATCGGGTCAAATCGATCGGGGCGATCTACTTCGAAGGCGAAGTGGCGGTGAATGCCGCAGGCGTGGCTCAAGGCCGCTGGGCTGGAAAGGTCATTGTTGAAAAGAAACTGGGCGCCGCCAACCAGACGGCCTTCGCGGGCCTGAAATCCGCGCTGCCGGACAAATGGACAGAAAACCACCGGCTGCGGGGCTGTGCCGCGATCCGGCTGCGCCTCACCTATGACCAGGATGCCTTCCCGGGCGGGATCCCGAACATCACGGTCGATCTCGAGGGCAAAGACGACATCTGGGACCCGCGGACCCAAACCGCAGGCTATTCGGAAAACCCCGCTCTTTGCCTTGCGGACTATATGGCCAATTCGATCTGGGGCATCGGCGCGCGCATCGGGCAGCCAGACGGTATTGATGAACTGTCCTTGGTCGAGGCGGCGAACATCTGCGACGAGACCGTTCCTCTTGCAGGCGGTGGGTCGGAGCCGCGCTATGCCTGCAATGGGGTGATCACGCTTTCGGAGGTCCCGAAGACGATCATCGAGGGAATGCTCTCCAGCTTCGCAGGCCGCTGCGCCTTCTCGAGCGGGTCCTGGCGCATACATGCAGGGGCATGGCGTGCGCCTGATGTGGCGCTCACTTCGGATCACGCCCGCGAAGGCGGGCTGACCCTGGCGACGCGCGTGACGATGTCGTCGAACTTCAACGGCGTGCGTGGCCAGTTCGTCAGCCCCGAAAACGATTGGCAGCCGGATGACTTCCCGGCTTATGCCTCGGATGTTTACCTCGCCGAGGACGGTGGTGAGCGGAAATGGCGCGATATCTCGCTGCCGTTCACTATCTCGGCCGCCATGGCGCAGCGGCTGGCCAAGATTGAGCTGGAACGCGCACGTCGACAAATGACGGTTCGGTTGTCGGGGAAACTGTCTGCCTGGGCAGCCACCGTCGGGGATGTGGTGACGCTCTCCTACGCCCGGTGGGGCTTTGCCGCGAAGCCCTTTGAAGTGCATGGGGTGAGCCTCGATCTGACCGCCTCGGGCGACGGGGCGCTGCTCCTGCCGGAGCTCGTTCTGCGCGAAACCTCGCCTCTGGTCTATGACTGGTCGGCAAATGAGGAGCAGATCTACGCGGCAGCCCCACGAACAGCGCTCCCAAATGCTTACGACATTCCAGCCCCCGGCGCACCGCAGGTCACTGAAGACCTCTATGTGACGCGGGATGGCGGTGGGCTCAAAGTGCTCGCCAAGATCAGCTGGGAAGCAGCCCCTTCGGGATTTGTAGCGGCCTATCAACTGCAGGCGAAGCCGGAAGGTGGTGCCAACTGGATCGATCACGGTCGAACGGATGGCACCACGCTCGAAATCCGCGATATCGCGCCGGGCAACTGGGCCTTCCGAGTCAAAGCTATCTCGGTTCTGGGCGTTTCTTCTCCTTGGCAGGAAACCCAAGTTGAAATCCTCGGTCTCACTGCCCCACCGGCACAGCTTGAGAATGTGACGCTTCAAACAGCGGGCGGGCTTGCGATCCTCAAATGGACGCGGTCGGTGGATCCCGATGTGCGGGTTGGCGGCAATATCGTGATCCGGCATTCGAAGGAAGCGACGGCCACTTGGGCCGACAGCTATTCGATGGACCGGGTCTCGGGCGGTGAGGCCATCGCTGTCGTGCCGCTGAAACCCGGTACCTATTTGGTGCGGGCCGAAGACAGTGGTGGCCGCGCAGGCCCTGAGACCCGGGTCTCCACCAAGGGCGCGCAGGTGCTGGCCTTCTCGACCTTGGACTACCTGCAAGCCGAGCCCGGGTTTGTTGGCTCGAAATCGGACCTACAAGTGACAGAGTCAAACCTGACTTTGGCCACGGCGACCACGAGCGGCGTGACACAGGTCACCACGATGGAGGGGCAATACGCTTTTGCCTCCAGCCTCGATCTCGGCGCGGTGAAACGCGTGCGCTTGCGCTCTGAAATCGGCTTGGCCGCGCTGGCACTCAACGATCGGATCGATGCGCGCACGGCGCTGATGGACACATGGGCCGATTTTGATGGGTCCGCTGGCGCAGAGATCGACGTGCTCTTTGAGATCCGCGAGACCGACGATGATCCGGCCGGAACGCCCACCTGGGGGCCCTGGGGTCGTCTCGACAACCATGAAATCGAAGCCCGCGCGGTAGAGGCGCGGGCGCACCTCACGACGAAGGACGCGTCCTACACGCCGATCGTCAGCCAATTGCGGCTTTACGCCGATGAGGTCGCGTGAACGCAAACGCTCGCACGTCTTTTTGATTAAGAACGGATACCGCTGAGATGACGCAAACCTCCAGCTTCACGATTGCCAATGATGCCGGTGCAGCCGTGCGCGCTCGGATCAATGAAGTGATCTCCACCCTGCAATCGACGAGCGCCGGGGCCTCGGCGCCAACAGCGACCACGGCTGGCATGCTCTGGGTCGATACTTCGGTATCCCCGCCAGTGCTCAGGCGCAGGAACGCGACGAACACTGGCTGGGACGCGCTCTTGGATGCGGCTGGCAATCTGGCGGGGCTGGCAAATACCGCCGTAGCTCGAACAAATCTTGGCCTTGGGACAATGGCGACCAAGTCGGCGGCGGATTACGACGCGGCGATTGCGGCGAAGGCCGCGCTCGCTGGCGCAACCTTCACCGGCGTCGTCACGGCCCCAAACTTCGTCTCCTCGTCGGATGCCCGGTTGAAATCGGAGGTCGAGACCATTGCGGATGCACTGGCCTTGGTTTGTGCCCTGCGCGGCGTGCGCTTCACCATGGATGGCAGCCGCCAGATCGGGGTGATTGCTCAGGAGGTTGAGGCGGTGCTGCCCGAGGTGGTGCGGGCGGATGCGCAAACCGGCCAGCTCTCGGTCGCTTATGGCAATATCACCGGCCTTCTCATTGAGGCCGTCAAAGAATTGTCTGCCCGAGTGGCAGAATTGGAGGAGGCGCGCCTTTGAGCGAGAGCGGATTTATTGACACCATGAACGCGCTGTTTGGCGGGGCTGTGACCACGCTGATCGGCGCCTTTACCGGCCGGCTCATGTGGCATTCGGGGGAGGTAAAGCTCGGCAACCGCCGCTTCTTCGGCAAGGAGCTTCTCTGGGAAATCCCCGTCGCCGTCGGCATGGCGCTGATTGGAGAAGCTGGCGCGCGCTACATTGGGCTCTCGCAGCCTGTCTCCACCGGGTTTGTGGCCACGCTTGCCTATCTTGGACCGCGTGGCGCGGAAGCTCTGCTGGCGGCTTGGCTTTGCCGCAAGAAGTAGCCCGCACGGGCCATTCAAGGGCTTGAAGCTGCGGCTCGAAACGACCATTTGCACCCGCAAGAGGGAAAGAGAGGAGATCATGTCATGAAGACGCTCGCATCTGCCTTGACAAAGCTGCAGCAGGCCGCGGATCCAGTGGCAACCATGCGCCAATTGGTGCTCGCCCATGGCGGACACTGGTGCGATCCCGAAAACACCAAAGGCCTCTTTGAAATCCAACTCATGGGGCTGGTAGGTCTTGGCCCGTCTGTTGCCGCCGCCGTGGATGATTGGCTGATGCAGGCCAAGGACACCGTCTTTGAAGGGGCCGGTGCCGGGTGAGATCGCCCGCCTGAAGCCCGAAAATCTAACACTATGATCGCAGCCGTCCCTTGGGGCGGCTGTTTGCATTTGCATGGGAGCAGATCATGACACCGTTCGACATTGCCCGCAGCCACATCGGTTTGAGCGAGGGCCCAGGCCCCGCCGACAATCCCGTCATCCTGGAGATGTATGCCTCAGTCGGTCACGACTGGGTGGAACATGACAGCGTCGCCTGGTGCGCAGCCTTTGTCGGGCACTGTCTCGAGCAGGCTGGGATCCGCTCGACCCGCAAGCTGACCGCACGGTCCTATCTCGACTGGGGTGTCCCGGTGAAGACCGCGGATGCCCAGCAAGGCGACATCGGTGTGATCCCGCGCGGCAGGTCCAGTTGGCAGGGCCATGTGTTCTTCATCGATCGGATGGAGGGCGCTTGGGTTTGGGGTCTTGGCGGCAATCAGAGTGATGCCGTGAACATCAAACGTTATCCGGTCTCAAAGCTTCTCGGTGTGCGGCGTGCAGGCAATGTCGCGCCAAGCCTGACGCCGTCCGTTGAGGCGGTCCAGCGGCGGCTGAAGACCCTTGGCTATCATGAAGTTGGCAATATCGACGGGATTGTTGGGCCTCGCACCAGTGCGGCTATTTTGGCCTTTCGCAATGACAACAGCTTGCCGCTCGTCCCCATCATCGATGTTGCGCTGAGCGAAGCCCTTGAGGATGCCCGGCCGCGCGCAATCGCCCCCGCGCGGGGTTCCGGTGTGCCAAAAGACAGCCGGATCGTGACAGCATCCAATGCACAGATCGGCCTGGGGGTCCTTGGGACCGCAGGCTCCATCGGCTCTCAGATCGCGCCAGCGTTGGTTGAGGCGGAGCAAGCGCGCGATTTTGCCGGACGCGTGTTCACCTTGATCGGCCTGGAAAGCTGGCTCTCCATCGCCCTGACATGGATTGGTGCAGCGGTGTTTATTGGCGTGGTGGTTTATGCCCTGCGCGCAAAAGCGGCCCGGATCGACGACCATCGCACGGGAAAAACACTATGATCCGCGTCGTCACCGCATTGCTGGCAGGCCTTGGCCAGCGGGCTGCGTTTTGCGGCGCCATAGCTTTTGCCCTTTTGAGCGCGCTCTGGATCGCCTTCCGCCAGGGCCGTCACGCCGCAGAGGCCGAGCTTTCCATTCGTCGCGCGGAGGCCCGCATTCGCGCCATGCAAACATCACAGGAGATCTGCCATGAGGTGCAAAACGCTGACCGGGCTGATCTTAAGCGCCGGGCTGACCGCTGGATGCGCGATTGAGACCGAAGGGTTGCGTGGAAATTGTGATTGGGCCGAGCCCATTCGGCCCTCACGCCAGGATGTGCTGAGTAAGCAGACCCTCGCTCAGATCGTGGCACATAACGAGGTCGGTTCGCTGCTCTGCGGGTGGGTGCCATGAGTGTCGCCATCGTGGAAGGCCCCGCCATTCTCATTGGCTATGCCTACCGGCTGGACCTGGAAACCGAGGCGCCGCTATTTGCAGAGCACGCTGAGATCATCGCACAGGTCCGCCTCAAACCCTCTGCCCCAGACGTCCTGGCGACCTTAAGGACAGATGATGCAACTTTGACCCGGCGAAGCGATTGCCTGCTGTCTTTGACCATTCCGGCGCATGACACCAGCCGCTTTGAACCCGGCTCTGTTGTTCTGGACATGGTTCGTGTGGATGCCCGTCCTTCCCTGCCCTTGGGCTTTCTCTTGGAGATCCCCGTCATGCTGCCCGTGACCCGAGACCTGTCATGAGTGCCTGTCCTCCACAGGGCGCGCGCCCGCCCTTCCCCAGCTTGGGCCCCGGTGGGTCTTCCGGCGCCGCGCCCATCAAGATCCGCATCGCTGTGGGGGCCACACGCATCCGGCTTTTGGGCGCCCCAGGTCCAAACGGCCAAACTGGTCCGCAAGGGGACAAGGGCGATCAGGGGGATCCCGGCATCACCATTCTGCCCACAGACACACCTATCAACGGAGGCTTCTTCTGATGGCCAATACCATTCAACTCAAGCGCCGCGTCTCAGGGGTCGCAGGAGCGCCTGCATCACTTAAATCTGGAGAGCTGGCCCATAATGAGGTCGATGATACGCTCTATGTCGGCAAAGGCGATGATGGCAGCGGGAATGCCACGTCGATTGTCCCTGTCGCGGGGAGTGGTGGCTTTGTCGCCCGCGTGGGCACCCAGACAGTTGGTGGGGCCAAGACCTTCTCTTTGGTACCAAAGTCGAGCCAAGACGCGAGCGGTGGAACGGATCTCGTGCGCAAATCTCAACTGGATAACCTGTTGGCAACCAAAGCTGCTCTAGCATCGCCTTCACTAACTGGCTCTCCTACAGCACCAACCCCGGTGACCGGCACGAACTCAACGCAGATTGCAACCACCGCCTTCGTCAATGACGCCATTGTGGGCTTTGGGGCCGGCGACATGACCCGCTCTACCTATGACAGCGATAGTGATGGTAAGGTGGATGCCGCAGAAGTGGCAGATGCCGTGCCTTGGTCAGGCATCACCGGCAAGCCCACGAGTTTTACGCCTTCTGGCCATAATCATGGGATCGGCCAGATTACGGGGCTGCAGAACGCGCTAAATGGTAAGTCTGGACTAACATCCCCAGCTTTTGCGGGAATACCGACGGCGCCGACCGCCTCTACTGGGACCAATACCACACAGATAGCGACCACGGGGTTTGTCGCGGCAGCGATTGCTGCGCTGATTGATGCCGCCCCCGGTGCGATGAACACGCTCAATGAATTGGCCGCAGCCCTCGGCGATGATCCGAATTTTGCCAGCTCAGTCACCAATGCGCTGGCGGGTAAACTGGCCGCAGGCTCAAACCTGTCGGATCTGCCAAATAAGGGGGCTGCGCGCTCGAACCTCGGGCTGGGCTCTATCGCTACGCAAGCAGCCAACAATGTCGCGATCACTGGTGGCTCGATCAACGGGATCGCTCTGGATGGGGGCACGTTCTAGGCCATGACAAACACATTGCTTGTGAAACGCACCACTGTCGCCGGCCGGGTGCCAAATACCTCTCAACTTGCCGCCGGTGAGCTGGCGATGAACATCGCCGACGGCAAGCTGTTCCTAAAGCGCATCGCTAGCTCAGAAAGCGTGGTGGAACTGGGGCAGACTGGGCCGCAAGGACCGGCAGGGCCAACGGGTGCACGAGGGCCGACAGGTCCCAAAGGCAACACGGGGGCTGCTGGTGCCACTGGACCACAGGGGTATACTGGACCGACCGGACCGCAGGGGCCTGCAGGTCCAACAGGGCCTACGGGTTCAAAAGGAAACACCGGTGCCACGGGGCCGCAAGGCGCGACGGGCGCAACCGGCCCAACACCCGCGCATCAGTGGTCTGGGAGCAGTCTGCGGTTTTATACCGGGTCGACCTGGGGAGGGTATGTAAACCTCAAGGGCGCGACAGGGTCTACTGGTCCAAAGGGGAACACCGGCGCCACCGGTCCTGCGGGTCCCCAAGGTGCAACAGGTCCAGCCGGACCAACGGGCGCGCGAGGGCTTACGGGAGCGACTGGTGCGACTGGGCCGGTCGGTCCTCAAGGGCCAGCGGGTTCAAACGGCTCGCCCGACACGGCCGCTCAAGTGCGCGACAAGCTCAAAACTGTGGACGGCTCTGGTTCCGGGATCGACGCGGACCGCTTGGATGGCCTGCACGCTAGCTCATTTGCGCGGCTCTCAGGCGCCACCTTTTCCGGCACCGTCACGGCCCCGAACTTCGTGTCGTCCTCCGACGCGCGATTAAAGACAAACATCACGCCAATCTCTGACGCGCTCCAAAAGGTGCAGGCCCTGACAGGCGTTACCTACAACATGATCGAGGGCGGAAGCCGGGAGATCGGCCTGATCGCTCAGGACGTCCAAGCCGTCGCACCTGAGGCCGTCGTCGAGGCCGAGGGCGTGCTGCGACTGGCCTATGGCAACCTCGTTGGGCTTCTCGTCGAGGCCATCAAAGACCTCTCGGCAGAGGTCGAGCAGCTGAAAGGCAAAGACCGATGATTGAGACAGGATTGCACGTCATCTACAACACGACAGCGCGGCTCCATTACGCGGTGGATGTTCAGGATGCCTACGCCGGCATCTGTGTTTTTGAGCCATGCCAAGAGGGTCAGGTCGCGCCTGACTATATTGGCGAGATTGCTTGGCAAGACTTGAAGGAGGCCCTCGAGGAGCCGCAGGACAGCTTCAACAAGGCCGGCTTTGTCGATCTGGAGGGCAATGGCGTCTTTGTGCCCGACCTGCCCGGGTGCCCCCATGGCGCGGTCTACAAAGGCCGCTCCTACATCTTCCTCGACGGTATGGTCGGACACGATGAGCTGACTGACTACGCCCTGATCGATATCATGACCGACAATAACGGCTTCCCTTTGCCGTGGCGCAACCGATTTGCACAATCTGCGCGCGAGAAGGTGGACTATTCTTTCCGGCACCGGGCACGGATACAGGCGTCAAACGCCCTTGTGATCTTTATGCCTATCGCCGGGCCATTGTCTGGCGCGCGCATTGAGCTCCTCTGCGATCAAGATCCGATCCTGCTGAACGGGACGACCATGGCAAGCCGCATCGATGATGCCTCAATCCCCAATGATGGGGTCTGGTTTAAGCAGTTCTACTTCCACGCGGTGGGAACGGAGGTCGTGCGTGTGCCCGCCGGCGGCCGAGCAGATGTGCCCATTACGTTAAAGTGGAACGGGGATGGGGCGCCCTGCCCCCATGCGCTGACGCTGAAGCTCGACAGCGACGCCGGTTATCTGCCCAAACGGCGATTGGTAACGAATGAAGACGGTGTGGGCAGCTTCGCAGTTGAAGCGCTTGGCCTCCGCCCCGGCGACCGGATCGCGGTCAAGGTGAACACCGAGCACTACACCGCCATCGGCAAGATCCTCCTGGAGGTCGTGTAATGGAGATCGCCACCACCACCGAGCTGCAGATGATCTATCCGGCCTTCGTGATGCACAAGCATTGGGAGATGCCCGAGGGCTTCAACGACCAGCTTTATGCGCTGGCGGCTGAGGACGCTGTGGCCAACCGGATCAATGACGCGGACGACGGCCGCAACGTGGGCGACCAAACCAACCACCTTGGACACCTTCGGCACAACTTCCTGATGGATAAGCGCGACCCTGCGATTGCTGCGCTGGCAGAGATGGTTGCGGCGGCTGTGCGCGAATATCTGCAGCTCGCCTATGGATACGAGCACACCGGGGAGGTCGCCATGATGTCCGATACGTTTTGGCAGCGGCGCGACCAGCGCGAGAACGTGGGCATCAACACCCACACCCATATCCAGACCGACATCGTTTGCACCTATTATCCCCGGGTGACGCTGGACGCGGACTGCCCAGACACGTCCCTGCATCGCGGCGCCGTTCGCTTCTACGATCCGGCAAACGTCGGAAAGCGTCTGTGGCCCTGTCGCAACCCCGACGCTTACGTTGGCGGCTGGTATGCGGTCGAGCCCCGCACGGGTTCCATGATCGTCTTCGAGGGCCACGTGCCCCACGACAGCACGTATTTTGAGGGTGAGGAGCGCATGTGCATTCCGGTGCTTTGCTCGATCAACCTGCCCAATTCTCACTGCAAGGCTGGGCTCACCGAGATCCTAGCCCATAAAACGCAAGGAGGCCCCCATGGCCTATAAAGTCGGCTCAACCATCGTAATCAGCGACAGCGGCACCATTGATTGGTCCCGCATTAGCGGCAAGCCAGCCATTGGTGCGGGTGACATTACAAGCGTGAATGTCACAAACGGAACGCCCGTGTCGGGGCCCATCCGTGCTTTGGGTGGTAATTGCGGGAGCAACTGCGCCTGCACTGGCAATTGCTATGTCACTAGCCTGTCCGGGGGCGGCACCACTGGGGCTGTCACCGTCACGGGCAATCGCGCTTATTACAACTGCAACTGCAATTGCCGGTGCTGAAGATGGAGGTGCGCAAGACCAGCCTCGAGTTGTGGCCGACCCAGGTCAGCTTCTTTGAGACACCCGTGGATTGGGCGGTGAACCGACAGCTGGCGGAGGAGTCTCTTACGGCAGTGGGGGAAATGGAAAGCAAAAATGCGCTTAGCGCTGCAAAGCGGCGGGTGCGCGGGATCTTGGAGCGAAGTGATGCTGGCCAAGCGCTCAAAGCCCATCTTTTTGATTGTGCACGGGCGGTGCTTGGTCCCTGGGCCAAATACCTCGATCCCGACCACTGCGAAAACCGCGCCCTCGTCATCGCCCCCGGCGGCTTCATCTCAACGCACAAAGACAGCCGAGAAGGCGATCTAACCTGCGTGTACTTCCTCACTGGCGGCGGTGCGGGCCAACCAGTGAACTCAGTTGGCAACCCGCGCTTTGTGATCGAGGATCCCTCGCGGTATTTTGATGAGGGCCGGTTGCCCTTTGAGCCGCGCCATGGATATTCCGTCAACCCACGCCCCGGGCTCTCGGTGGTCTTCCCCTCCCATATTCCCCACAACCAGCACCCCCATGCGGGCTGCACCCCCCATGTTCAGGTGGTCGCGAACTTCCGCGTCTCCCTACCAGATGCTCTTGAAGAAAGGCTTTTTGACTGATGTGGTTTGACCTGACCCTCGAGGCCCGTGACGGCGCTCGGCACACCCTGCGATACAATCCGCATACCTCGGAGTGTGAGGGTCTGCCCTTGCCGGTGGAGCCCAGCGCATTTGCCCCTGTGCCAAGGGTGGCGAGAGACAGGCACCTTGGAAAATCCCGCGCGCCCCGGGTGTTGAAAATCCAACTGGGGCTGTCGTGCAACTACGCCTGCAGCTATTGCAGCCAGGCGTTCCAGATTGCGGACGCCACGGTCTCAAAGCTGGCGGATGTGGAGCACTTCTTGGCGCAGCTCGAGGGCTGGATCAAAGATGCGCCCGAGCGCATTGAGATCTGGGGCGGCGAGCCGTTTCTCTACTGGGCAAAGATCAAGCGATTGGTGCCAGCGTTGGCGGAGCGCTTTCCCGGAGTGCTCTTCTCGATCATTACCAATGGATCGCTGCTCAACCGCGAAAAGCTGGACTTCATTGCCGCGTACGACATCGCGATCACGATCAGCCATGACGGTCCAGGGCAGCACTTGCGCGGGCCAGATCCGCTGCAGGATCCTGATAAGCGGCATTGGATCGAGGCGCTATTGGCCGAGCGTCCCGATAAGGTCGGGTTCAACGCGGTACTGACGCGGGAGCATCACGACCTGCAGGCATTAAGGGCATGGTTCGCCGACAAGGTGGGGCCAGACATCAACGTCGGTCTTGAGGGCGTTGTGAATGTCTATGACGCGGCGACCGCTCTCGGGACGGGGCGGTTTGCGCCAGCTGAGTTGAACAGCCTCACACGGTCGATATTTGAGGCGCTGGTTGAGGACCCGAACGCCTTTGGTCTCTTCGCGCGCATTGATGAGTTCTACGCCTCACTCCAGCGGCAGAGGCCCATTGAGGCGCTTGGCCAAAAGTGCGGCATGGACCGCGAAGACACCATCGCCGTTGACCTGCGCGGGAACGTCATGACTTGCCAAAACACCGGGGCAAAGGGCGAGCACAAGATCGGTCATGTCGAGGACTTTGATGCGATTGCGCTCGACACCGCGACGCATTTTGCTTTCCGAGAGGAATGCATGTCCTGCCCCGTCGTTCAGCTCTGCAAGGGATCCTGCATGTTCCTCGAAGGCGAGTTCTTCAAACAATCCTGCGCCAACGAGTTTGCGTTTAATATGGGGGTGGTGATGGCGGCCGTGTGGCATTTGACGGGGATGGTGGTGGTTGGGGTGGGGGAAGTGATAAATCCACGCCCTGATGGTGGGGCAGGCTAA